AACGGTCTATGTCCCATTCCGCCTGCCACCGAATCGCCCAACGAAGTAGCTCTGGTGGAAAGTTTCTCGTAGTAAATTTGCTCCAAATCAGGCGCCATATAATAACGCATATCTTTCAGTATTCGGCGGAATTTAGTCGGCATCGCCCTAAACGTTTTACCAAGAACGCTAAGACCGATGTTGGCTCCTTCTGCGTCAACGATATTGGCGCTATCGAGAAGCTTTAACCAACCATCAAATAAAGCCAAATAGCTATCTTTGACATATTGAGTATCACTTCCGCCAGGGACTATATTTCCTTCAATCTCTGCTGGACCTAGCGTGTTGCCGTTGATGTACAACTCCTCTATGTCATTCGCCGCTTGACGAGCCATCATAGAGATTATGTGATTTTCGATACTATCCCCTTCGATGTTTATCTCTCGGAACGTATCTCCGATCTCAAAAGGAACCATGATTTCTTTAGGAGTTAATGTGATTTTAGAGGTCGTAACGCCTCTACGGATACCAGGATCCCTAGCCTCTGATTTCGGAACAGCCAACCTTGTGCCAACGCCGATTTTATCGATATCCAAATCTTCATTTCTGAATCGAATGATTCTTGCGTTATCTTTTAACGCAGTTTCATCGATCACATAATCAATAAAACGATTCGACTGTGCCGTATTTAATTTGCCACTGCTGGCTAAGGCATCCGCCGTAATAACTGCTTTCTGGACTAATTCTTCGTTTGAAATATCAGGCATTTTTATCTCCTATCGGTTTCTATTGTTACGTGTAAATTTGTTTACGACGGACAATTAAATAACACCCTTCCAAAAATTTTGATTCTTTTCTACTTTGTTATCAGTTTCTCCGTCGCCTTCTACGCTTTTCGACGGAGCAGCCATCTTTTCAATTTTCTCCATCCTGCTGTCAAGGTTCTTGGTGGTTTCCACTATCTTTTCCATGCCCGCTGATAACTTTGCTACAAAGTCTTCCATGGATTTGGTAATCGAACTCGAACCAAACGTAGTACCGGACGGCGTGTTTGTAGACGGAGAAGAACCGATCGGTATCTCTTGCATGCCAAGCTCTTTTGCTAACTTATTCAGCGTTTCTATGGCGGCCTTCAAAGCCGCTTCTCGTGTTGGCGTAAAACGCTTGGCTTTTGCTATTGCTTCGTACACCGCCTCTGATGCCGCTTCTCGAATATTATCGTCGATTTTCTCGGCATTCTTATTCGTTTGTACTTCTTTCTTTTCCTCTCCCCCTTCTTTCTTTTCCTCTTCTCCTTCTTTCTTTTTGCTTACTTGTTCGTCTTTGTCGCCAGCCTTTTCGCCAACATTATCAAAAGATTTCGAGATGTTGTTGATTAAATCAGCAACCTGTTCCATCGCTTTCGCAACAGCTTCATCGGTAGCCTTATCGACTTCAACGGGAATCTTTTCCGGGTTCTGTTGTGTGTCGTCATTCTTTACAACATCCTTGGTGGTTTCTTCGTTCTTCTCTCCGGGCATGTTTACCTCCTGTAAATCCTGTAAATTTTTAATAACAATGAAATGTTCTTCATTTGCTGGACTATCAACTATTGAAACCTCGTCTACACTCAATTCTACGAATCTTCTTTTTGGAACATTAGCCATCTAGTCCCTCTTTTTCATTACTTATACTCTTGGCTTTTGCCTTGCCGCCAATAGAAAATCCTTTGAGTTTTCCATCATTTACCATTTTCCATATTTTATCTTTTCCAACATATACGGTCATAAGCCAAGAACCTTCTTTGACCAAAGCGTCTTTAATCACAACATCTTGTGGAGCGACCCATGATTCATACAATTCGAATCCTGTGTCGCCAAAATATTTATGCATCAGACCTAATTCAGTTGCCTTATTGTACTTAGATAGGAATCGGTGTGCTGCCTTGCGTATTACATCCTTATCCATAATATCGCCCTGGGCGTCTACTACTTCAGGTTGTAAAACCACTCCGGTTATAGTTCTTTCTTGTTTGCTAGATTTTATTATCGGAACAAATATGCTTTTGTTAACGCTTTCGTTAATCTCTTTTTTCTTTTTACGTTTTTCGTCTTCGTCTTCTTCTAAAGGTATCCCGCTATTTCCCGCAGAAGCAGGATTTTTCTTTCCTGAAGAAGCCAAATCGTTTTCACCAATAACCTTAGCCGTTACAACCCTTTTATTTTTTTCTTCAGATGGAATTGCCGTTCTTTTAATTGAGTTGCTCAATATTCACCTCACATATATAGATTAAAATGACTTACTGAAAATTAAAAAGAATGGCAATAATTATTCATAATACTGACAATACAAATAAAAATAATTGTTATATAAGATAGCAGATATTACGTACGTTACGAACAATTATCGTTTAATTGTATTTTATGCTGCTTTAGAAGGAACAGGGAACGGAATAGGCGTTAAATCCTCAAACGATTCGACTTCGCTTGATACGTCTATAGTACACCTACATCTAAAATGATATGGAGGCAAAGAAAGACCCATTGACGCTAAAGAATCGGAACTCTTGCCTATTACTTTAGAACTAGCTAACCACGGGTGTATCTTTTTAATATCTTCCGGAGATGAAGATTTAAATTCTTTAGTTATTTGTTCTAAGCCTTGTTTTATGTCGAAAGTTTTTCCTTGTAGGTTAGCGCATACTTCGCACATCCTGCTTCCACCAGGATTTACAATCTCATACCTTGTTATACCTATCTGTGAAAAAGAGCGCATTTGTCCATACACTCTTCCTACTGTCATAGCATTAGAAACCAATCCTTCGAAATATTGTTTTTCTGTTCCAACAAATCCACCAGGAGTTGAAAATTTACTTAAAATCTCTTTGATACGTTTCCCCATCAATTGTCCTGCTAACGAAGTTGATTCACCAGCTTCTACCATGACAGACTTGGCCGTATCTTTTACTGAGTCGGATATATTTTTATCGTAATGTTCGCCAACCCAAAATATATTTCTGTTTTCTAAAGCTTCCATTGCATTTTCATCTACCAAATCAAAATCAACAGAAATGTTAGAGTCTGCTTTTTTAATAGGGGTTGTTTTAGGGATATTGAATTGTAATGATGCGGATGTTTTGCCCGAGGCTTTTTTATAACCGGCTATTCTAGCCAATTTGTATACTTCTCGTATTTCAGAATTATAAACGGGTAAAACATCTCTTGACCATTTATTCATTATCCTGTTTATGTTTGATGATATTGTTTTATAGGATTTCCTATTTCTAGCCAAACCAACAGCCGATTCAATAGCTTCATTCCTCCTAACATTCCACTTTCCCTCTAAATACTTTCGAAGTCTTATTTCAGCTTTGGCTATCCTAGATATTTCTTTCAATCCTAAAGCTTTTTCCACCCACAAATCTGCGTACAACAAATCCAAGTATGATTTATCTATAAGCGAATAGGGCGTTTCCTCGCAGGCATTACACACGATTAGCCTCCCTATACATCCATATCAGTTTCGGTCAATTCTACCGGCGTTCTCTCGTCTTCTATAGCTTTCTCGAATTCGCTTTCCAAATAAGTTCTCCAACTTGCAACATTTTTGATAACATCTGCAATTTGTTCGGCCGATTCGTATTTTACTTTCAGAGCCGTAACTTGTTGGCCTGGTTCGGATGCGTCCGCTTTATTCTTTACTGCCTCCGCCATAGTAAGGCTAAATGGAGTATCGGCCGGGAAATCTTTCGGGAACGGAGGGAGTTCCTTACTCAATATATCTTCCAATATCTCCCTTGCTATAATCGGAGTCATACCGCCAGTTTTCTCACTACCGGAAAGTATCTTTACTAATTGTTGGTTATCTGTAGTATTAGGGCTGTTACTACAGTATTTATGGTAAACAATATCCATTTCAGGAAAAATGACCCTATTAATGAATTCGTCAAACGAATTACGCTCCGGAGCGAATATTTGTTCGTCCGCTAAAACTCTTGAAGACTCTGCGGTAGTTCTTGTGTATTCGTCGGTCCTTCCTACGAATATAGGAGGCAATCTCCAAACCCTTCTTACTCTGTCTTGATTTCCTTTGCTATAATTTTGGAAGAGCGCGTCTTTGTGTTGGTGTTCGGTAAGCGGTTTCATTTCAACTTTGATATGTTGACCAGATTCCTCTCCTTCCATAATACCTTCTGCTTCCAATAATAAAAATTTGCTATAATTATCGCTTCCTTGTATTTGGCTTTCTACAAAATCTTGTATTCTATCCAAAGAACCTTCGGTCAGTTGTCCGTTGCTTACTAATATCGCCATAGAAGGAATATTGTTATTTTTAAATGTAGTGTAATTTATTTCCTCTGCCGCCCTATCTCCGAATATAGACAATAGACTTCCTATATACCTAGGAAGGCCATAAGGCGTTCTAGGAGAATATATTTTAAAGTGTACTACTTCGTTTGCTAATCTATCTTTCGGATAATCGTCCGCTACAATTTCGCCCGTTTCTACGCTATAATTCCTTGGATCGCCGTATTGTTTAAACCAACTTGTTTTATAACCGCCTATTGTAGAAAGATTACGTCTATGTGTTATTTTGCTTTGTACATATTTCCGAAAACGACTAAACACTTTCATAGTATCTACTACAACACTTCCGTCTTCTTGTAATTTTAAAATCTTTTTTTCTACCAATTGGTGTTTATCGTCTAATCTTCCCATTCTCATTTGATAACTAGGAAGATGAACGAATGATTGTATTTCTCCTGAAAAATTCCTTATGACTTCGAAATAAGAATTACCTGTTGTTTCTAAGTCGACTCTAAGTTTTCTTCTGAAATCAACGAAAGTTTCTTCCGTACAATATTGGAAAAAATTAATTAATTTCACCTTTTCTTTATTAACTAACTTTTTCAATTCTTCAGGTATTTCTTCGCCGTCTGTTCCCTTTTTCACTCTGGAAACGAATCTGTGATTAAAACCATCTATATTTACCGATAAGGCGTCTAAACATTGTATCATTTCTCCGCAATGTTCAGGCAACATAGATAACGTGAGGAGATCAAACGGCGGTTCTATTACATCTCCCGTAGCCGCTAATGTATGAAACGGATCTTGTGGTACGCTTTGTGATTTGCCTGGACTATTTGATTGTTTTTCAACGGAAAATATTCTTGCTCCCATTTTTCTAAGAATTCTTTGATTAGCCTTAGAACTAGTTGCATTTTCCGATTTACCTATTTTTATTACTTCGTTATTATCAATAGACATAATTATTCCCTTTAAAACAATCCAGGTTCCTTTTTTCTGCTACCTCTTTTTTTTATTTTACTGGCTCTTACTGCTAAATCCAAAGCATCAAATAAATCTTTATATCTGTGATTAGGAAATAGAACTAATTGTTCTATCATGAGATGTATATTTCCTTCTTTTTTAAAAAACATTCTTTTGTCTTCGAAAATAGGTTCTAATTTCCAAGCTCTTGTTACTTTGTCTTTAATTTGGTTAACAGGTCTTATTCTTATGTCTATATCGTATTCATCCTTTAGGTGCTGAAGTTGAGCTTGTTGGTAAGCATTAACTTCTATACAACCTCTTATAGGTTTCCATTTTTCATAATATTTAATTATGGCTCTTGTTTGCTCGCCGAATCTAAGATGTTCGTCTAAAAAGTCCAATACATACCTATTGCCGCCTTTATCCATCCCAATTACACATATAGCAAATTTATCTCCGCTTTCTTTTTCCGTAATAGCCAAATCTATCCCCATATATACTCTTAATTTATTAGGTATGTTATCCGGTTCTATTAGTTGACACCAATCGTACTGGAATATTTCTCCTTTCATCGCCTCTGTATCGCATTGATATTGAGCGTTAAAAATTATTATTCCAGATTGTCGCTTCTTTTTCAAAAACCAAGACGAAGGGAATTTATCCGGCCAGGGGCTTCTTCCTTTATCGTCTAACGCTGGTATTACGTTGTGATCTTCTTTTAATTCATTTTTTATTAAATGACCATACAAATCTTCGTAATGATATCTCGTCCCTAATCTATGGTGTTCTCCTCTATGTTCTATCAAACCATCAGGCGGTTCTAACGTAGGATCTAATGTTTGGTAATACCATGTTTTTACTTTTTCTCTTTGGTGTTCTGTTCGCGAATTATCTTCATCAACTATATCATCGCTAAGTATTATATCATAATGCTTACCAACGACCTGCGATCCCACCCCTAATGTTGTTATACTAGATTCTTTCGCTTTAAGAGTTCTTGGCGCAACTTCTATTTCTCCGTTATCCCATTTTCTTACCAAACGCGGATCATAATACCGTCCGAATATTTCAGCCAACAATTCATTGTCTTCGAAGTGAACTTTTATTTCTTTTAATATAGATTCGGC